AATAAAATAAATTCCGGGGGACGAAGCGCAAAGGAGCCTTCTCACGGTCTTCGTCTGCCGCCTGCTGGAATGTCTCGTCGTAGGCCGCCTTGAGGCCAATAATTCGGTTTGGATCCACTCCGTCCAGCTTCACGCTCAGGTGATATGCCAACCCCGCCACCATGGCTGGGATAAAGCGGAATGGGATGTCTTGATTGTTCACGCCTGTGCCAGCATCCTGCATGCGGCGCATACGCCAGTAGATGAAGTTGTACTGCGTGCCGGGCGTGCCGGTTGGCCAGATGTTGATGCTTGGCAGGTAGTTGCGGTACAGCTTGTCGCCCGAGGTGTGCGTGGTGGCAACGGTGCCATTGACGCCGCGATAGCAGTTCAAAAGCTGGTTTGCGTTGTTGGTTTGGGACGTGCCCACGTTTTGGTACAAGATTGTCTCTGTTCCAATGTTGACGTAGCCTTGGGTCGGCAAGTTGGCCGTGCTGTCTACGTACAAAGTTGTGTCTGTCGCTGTGGAATTTTGGGTCAAAGACGCGCTTTGCGTGCCATTAACGTTGCCAGACTGACGGTCAATCCACACCTGAATAGGCCGGCCATACGCATTCTTCGTGGGAATGGTGGAATAGGTACTTTCACTAATACGGGTGATATTAATGTCGACCTGATTCTGGCCTAAACCTGTTCGGATGACCTGATCCATAAGGTCAATGGTGTCCACTGGCAAAGGGTAGGAGATCTGACCAGCATTGATGTTGATCGGAATCTGCCCTTGTTCAATCGTCCAAAGGTTAATGCCCTTGTTCGCCCACTCAATCGTCATGAGGTTGATGCTGCGACGTGCGGTCTTCAGGTCATAGCCTGAACGCAGTTGCTTGCCGCAGCGCTCAAACGCCTCTTCCGTCAGCTCACTGAGGTCGAGGTTGAAAGTGGACGTTCCAGAGGTAGACATTTATTTCCCGTGTTTGGCAAGTGTTCCGCGAGTTTTACCGCGCTGCGCAATACCATCGGCACGACTTGATGCAGATGACACTTTGACTGAGCCGCCTTTTTTCATACCCATGAATTGCTGGTCGCTCTTGCGGATTGCTGCATCGCGCACAACACGATCTTGACCGCGTTGACCGGAAGCGTTGCCAGACAAACGCTCTTTTACTGCATTCACACCACGAGAAACCAAAGAGTCAAAGTCAATGCCTGCCTCGCGGTTTTTGCGGTTCATGCGGTCAAAAGACGTTTCGTATTTTTCTGCTGGAGCAGGTGCTGGAGCGGCGGCTGGTTTGGACGTTACTTTTGGAGCAGAAGCCTTCTTGTCGCTGGCCAAATCCGTTGTAAACGATTTGCCTTGCCAAGAAAAAGTCTTGTCACCAGACTTACGAGCAGCAGCAAAAGCCTGACCAAATGTCTGTTTTGGAGTCTCTTCGTCAGAGCCTGTCCATTTTTTGCGGGCGTTTAGCGTAGCAATGGGATCTTCCGTTGCGTTGGCTGCGGAAAGATCTTCGTCTGTTACTCCGCCTTCATCAAAGCGGCGCATTTTGCGTTTGGTTGCCATGATTAATCTCACTTGCTTTTTGCTGCGCGGATGTTATCCACGAGATTTGGGTATGGACGACCACCAGCTTTGGCCGCAGCTTTTGCCTTGGACTTCTGGCCAGCAGACAATTTCTTGGGCGCACCCAATCCTTTAGGACGAGGTTTATCCCAGACCTCACCGCCCTTTTTGTACTCGGTGAAGTCTGTGTTGTCGCGGCGCGCCTTCTTCACGCCCGAGGGCATCTTGGACGGGGCAATGTCGCCCATGCCGCGACTGCCTCTCATTTCTTGCCCTTCATGTAGCCACCGCCACACATGGCCATCACATGGTCATCGTGGTGCTTGTGGCCGGCAGCGTGAGCTTTGACCTTGTCGCGCTCCAATTGATGGCCTGCAGCGTGTTTGCCGTAGTGTTCGCTGTGATGAACGTGGCCACCCGCCTTCATGTTTTTTGAGGCAGCTTCAGCAGCTCGATTTGTGTTTGATTGCATTTTGGATTCCTTGCTTTGTGCGTCCATGGCATAACGATCTGCGGGGCTGACGTAATCTGCATCAGATTCGTCAGTGCGTTGTGGATTGACAAACCCACGTCCTGCGCCTGCTGATTTCATGATGGTGCCTTATTTCATTTTCTTGGCGTTTTTAGCACCGCTTTTGATGCCGACAGACTTGCCAGCATCGCCCATGTTTTTACCACGGGTATGACCTTTTTCTTGCACGGTATGTTCACCAAATTTACGGTGACCGCCTGCGACGACTTTACCCATAGGGGTGGTTGCAACTTTAGTAGCCATGAGGCCTCCTGTTTTAAATTTGCGGCCTTTATCGGCCTTGCTGAAATCTCGCCCCACGGACTGTGGGACGCCGGCTTTCTTGGCGAACGAAGCACTGTGCGCCACGGCCTCCATGAAATTGTGTTGTTTCTTGCTAGTTGAGGGCACTGCGTTGCTCCTTCATGTAGGCATCGAGCTTGTCGTTGAGTTTATCGAAACGTGAGTCCATGTGCAAAAGAAATTTATCCATTTCGGCCTGCGTCACGTTTTCGCGTGCAATCTCTTCGCGAGTTCGGTTCAAAAGAATCGTCACGCGGCTAAGCTCAGCAGACTTCTCACGCAAATTCCATGCAATCAACCCAATGAAGGTTGTTAGCAGCGCGCTCCAAAGTGAATTTGCTTCCATGTCAACATTTCCATCTAGCTAATGACGCGGCTTTTCGTGTAGGTTTGCCTTTTTCGTCCTTCATAGGACCCGGCATTCCTGACATTCTTGCGCAAAAAGATTTTTTACGGGCGCCGCCTTCAGGCTGCGGAGCCTTTAAGTTGCTGCCTGTTTCGCGGTTGTACTTGGCACGACCTTTTGCCGTCAATCCAGCGCCTTTTGACACTGGAAGCTTCTCTCCGCGGCCAACTGCAAGTGATGGTGTTTTCTTTTTTTCCATGTTATGCCACCTTCAATTTGGCCTGACGCTGGTCTTCCAGCATAGGCTTGATGACGTCTTCAACAAAGTCGCGCGTGAACTCTTCTTGGCCAATGTGTGGCAAACTGATCTCAGCGTCCACCCAGCACTCAAAGCCTGCCTCGCGCGCGCGGTCGCAGAACAAGTAATCTTCGCCGGTGTACTTCTTGTCACGCAGAGCAAAGTCAAACACGGCAAATGCTGTCTCGTTCTCGCGGGTTTCATACTCCCACTCGGGATGGTCAGCAATGAGCTTTTCGATCACATAGCGCTTGATGAGCATGAACCCTGTGCCCACGCGGTTGACCTTGAGCATAGACCCGTCAAAGATCATGTCGCCGTTGTCGTCGCGGGGTATGTCAAGGAAGAAGAATTTGTCCGAAGCGCGACGGGGATACAAGCCGGCAGCAACGTCTTTGTTGCCACTTTGAGCCAGCAAGCGCATCACGTCATCGGGCTTGACCACCACGTCGGAGTCAATGAACAGCATCTCTGTGCAATCGCTCTTCATGAACTCATTGACCAAAGAGTTGCGCGCCATGGGGATGATGGAGCACCCAGCCATGTAGCTCAAGTTAATTCCGACACCGTGAGAGTATGCCAATGGCATGAGCTGAGCCAGACTGAAAGCTGTTTTGATGTTCAGCTTTCCGTCATACGTCGGGATCGCAATGAAAATCTTGCGTCCCGTCAGTTCAACTTGCTTGGTATCAGCCATACTGAATTGTCTGGAAAGTGATGTTGGTCACAACAACATAGACGCCGTTGAACGCCAAAATGCCCTCGCCAGAAAAAATAGCTTGGAAAGGCTGAAGCGCCGTGCCGGTGTTGTAGCTGGTCAACCACTTGTCTGCCGTGTAAATGCAGGCCGTGCCAGTTGCAATCGTTCCTGAATTCAAGTCAGTGATTGTGAATGTGTTTGCATCCACAACAGTGATGACATAGTTGCCGGCAACCGCAGCAACACTCGAAGCTGGCGAGTAAGTGATGCCCACGTTTTGACCTGTAGTCAAGCCATGGCCTGTTTTGGTCACGGTGATTGTGGTGCCGCTACGACCATAGGTCGCGGTCACAGGAGTGCTCGTTGTGTCAAAGACATCGATAGAACCGGCTGTACCGTTTCCACAATAGATCAAGTTTTTCAGACGAACGCGGCCAGAAACCATTAGGCCAGAGCCGCTGGAATGCGAACCCTTTACGTCATATTGCATTGTCATAGGTATCTCCTAAAGCCAAAGAAGGGGGCCGAAGTCCCCGCTCAATTAGTCGAAGTTACCGTATGGGTAAGCAGTAGTTGAACCAATGTTGGGATCGGTCTGCAAGTAACGCAAGGAAATGTTCATTTTGCCTGCTGTTGGTGCGCTCAAGCCGGTGCCAACAATTGCCAATGTCACAACGACTTGAGACATTTGCGATGGGTTGTTGTTGCCGGTTGTGATGTCTGCAGTCGTTGCCAGCATATTGGTCAGGTTGGTGGCCGAGTATGTGGTTGTTTGACGACCGACAGTACCAGTTGTGGTGGTGCCCAAAGAAACAGTGGCATAGCTTGGGCTGGAGGTCACAAAGCCGTTAGAGGCCAACAAGCTAACTGCAGAGTATGTTGGAGAACCGCCAACAGTGATGGCTGTTGTGTAGTCAACAACGATGTCTTCGATGATGCTGTTGATTGGAACGTAGAACACTGCACCGCGATAGATTGCGGTAGTAGCGTCTGCAGTTGGAGTCACAACAACTGGAGGGTAAACAGTGCCGCCGGCGGCAGTGAAAACGGTTGCGTTGACGTTGGGGATTGTGTTGCCATTGACGAATTGGCTAGAGCCACCAGAGTAGCCGGCAGTGCCAGCAGTGGTGTTAGACAAATCAATGAAACATTCTTGCGAAAGACGGGCGTAGCCTACATCGCGCAAGGGTCCAAAACGTGAGTCGCCCGAGAGAATTGGGCCTTCAAAGGTGGAACGTGCCATGACAAAAAGTCCTTATGCAAAAGTACTTGTACCAATCGTTGCATCGTCTGCTGGGCCAGTCCGGTACAAGTGAAATCCCAGACACGGTAAGCATACCTTATTTTTGGCCGAAGTCAAGGCGCGTGGAAACGTTTACACGCAAAAACAAAAGGGAGCCGAAGCTCCCCTTTGATACCAGACTCAAGGCCTGATTAGTATGAACCGCTGGAGCCAAAAGCGCCGAGAGGATCAGACCAGCCGAAGCTGTAACGTTCACGAGACTTATAACGCACGTTGCCGGTGTCAAAGTCGCCGTCCATGCTGTTTTGCAAGGGGGTGCGAACGAAATGTTTCAAGCCGTTAGGCACGTCAGTCATCAAGAACCAAGCGTTTGTGTCGGTCAAGAAGTGGTTGACTGAGTAGCCTTCAGGGATCGAACCGTTGTTTTTCAACGCGTTGATGTCGTTGTTGTTAGTACCGACGCGGAGTTCGGTTTCCAACAAACGAGTGGCAACGAATTGCAAAGCTGGGGGAACGATCAGTTTGCGAGGCTTAGCAGCGATCAACAGGCCACGTTCATCTGTCCAAGCAGCGATTTGAATCACAGCGTTTTCCAACGATGTTTCGTTCAAGTCAGACTGAGTGGTAGGTGTGTTGGCGTTGGTGCCACCAGAAACCAAGGGGTGTGCTGTGCTGAACAAAGCCACGCCGTCGCCACCGGTGTAAGTGCTGGTGAAGCCGTTGTTCAAAACAGCGGCAGCTTTCACTTGCTTGGTGTAGGCCATGGCACGAGCCAAGGCTTTGGTGTAGCGAGCAGACAACGAGTCATACAAGTTGTCTTCGATAGCTTCTTCAGTCAAGCTGAAGCCCAAAGCAATGGTTTCGTGGTTGTAGCGAGCAGTCCATGCTTCTTGAGCATTGTCATAAGCGATGGCTTGGCCTTCGTTTTTGACAGGTGCTGCACTGAAGCCAGACAACTTGGTTTCTTCTTCGAAGCTACGTTCCGAAGTTTCGGTTTCGTAGATCTCTTTGTGCTCTTCGCCGTAGCGTGCATATTCCAAACCGAACAAAGCGTTCAGGCCGGGGAGCAACTCTTTCAGTAACTGTGCGCGTGAAATAGCCATGATTTACTCCTTATGCACCGGTTGAGTCGTTGTATTGAGCTGTGTTCAGTTTCACGACGAACTCATAATAAGTCGTGGCTGTAGCATAGCGGGGACCAGTTGCAGAAGCTGTGATCACGTCGACAACGCGAACTGGGAAAGTGTTAGTGGTAGTAGCTGAAGAGCCGTCAATACCATAAGCAGAATCGCCAGTAGTAGTGCTGCCAACGTTGGCCACCAATGCCACGTTCTTGCCCACAATCGTGCGTGCATAAGCAGCAGGAGTGGTAGAACCGGCAGTTGTAGCTGCAACTTGGAATGTTGCGTTGGGATCATCCACAACATAGGCGTAAGCCAATGCGGTAGTGGTAGAAGCCGCTGCGGGGTAGAACTGACCTTGGACGGTTTGGCCCAAAGAGTTCACGTATTGGCAACCAACCAAGACACCGACGATGTCACCAGAGTTGGTTGTGTTTGCTGCGACCAAGTAGCCGCCGCTTTCTTTCACGGTATCACCGTTCAAGATTGCGGTTGCGTAGGCTGCAGCCACGGGGATTTGACGGATCGCTCCGGCATATGGCAGGCCATCCAGACGCTGGAGGGGCTTAAAGCCATAAGTGCTGTTGACGGTAGGATATGCCATCTTTTAGCTCCAAAAAGTTTATTAACCTCTGCCAAAGGTAGTCGAGGACTTGCTGTCTTTGAACAGCGGCATCCGCGCATCGCTCTGACGCATTAAGCTGTTATCCACCGCATCCGTCTGAGATTGTGTTTGGCGACGCACATATTCTGCACGTTGCTGCACAAACTCAGTTGGACTCTTGCAGAGTAACAACCCGCCAATCTCGATGTTGTCTTTAAAACGCGAATCAGGATCAGCTAACAGTCGGTATTTTGGTTGCTCCTCAACACGAACCGGTTCCCAACCTTCGCGCATCTTTGAAGAAAGATTGCGAGGATCAGCTTGGTTCAGCATCGAGACGCGA